CGCGATCGGCAAAGGCCTCGCTGGCGGGATCGAGTTCCTGCATCGCCTTGTCGTCTCGACCGCCGATCCTGATGTCGCCAAAGGCGACTTCGCGCGCGGCCAGGATCAGGCGCACGACATCGGCGGGCAGCTCTTTGGTGGGGGCGGGCTTCTCCGCGATCGCGGCGAGCGTGTCGTGCACGGCCTGCATCGCGGCGAGTTCCTTGTCGGCCTCGGCCTGCTTCATCCTGCCCGTGGCGACCCACTTGGGATAGACACGCTGGCGCAGCGCCAGCTCACGGCGCGCGCACGCGATTTGCTGTTCGATTGTGATTGTCATGCTGCCCTCCTGGTTTCATCGGCAAATAGCGCCCTGACTTCGAGCGCGTCGTAATGCGCGGCGAGCGCCGCGGTGTCTGGGGTCAGGCTGAAAACCTCGACGCCCAGGTGGTCGGTCACGGCGAGGCCGGTGGCGCCGATCGTCACGACGCAGGGGCGCCCGCCGAGCTGCAGGTCCTTGCACGTCATGGTGCCGGACAAGCGGCGATGCCGCCCGGCGCCGGTAAACATGCCGTTCTTCTCGACCCACGCGGCCGCGGCCTCGACCAACTGGTCCATGTGCCGATCGGCGCAGGCCGAGCAATAGCCCGGATTGACCCAGTAGCATCCGCCTTCGCACGCGCGGCGGTCGGTGCATCCGCAATAGCGGCAGGTCTGCTCTTCCATCACCGTCCTCCTTCAAAGAGCCAATCGACGGCGCGGACCATGCCGCCTGCCGGATAGGTGATGAGCTCTTTCGATTTCAACGAACCGCGCGGGTTCGTGTAGCTGGTCGAGGACGCGCTGTAGTTGGCGCGCTCTGCGACGGCATCGTTGCTGTCAGCGTTGGGATAGGCCGCGACGACAGCCTCGAGGACGCGGCGCTCGTTGCCCGGGAGCTGGTTCAGCACATAGGCGAGCAGGTCACCGCCGAGGTCGATCTGCCCGGCGAGATGTGCGCCCTGGTCGGTCAGCGCGACCCGATCGGGTGACGGATACTCGACCAGGCCGGACGATTTCAGCGCGCCGCGCGGATTGGTGTACGACGTGGAAGTCGGGGAGTAGTTCGCCAGCCAGGCCACCTGCGCATTCGACGGTGCGCGATGCCCCATGCGTTGCCACGTCTGAAGGGAATCGAGAACGCGCTGCTGATTGCCGGGCAGTCCCGTCGCCTCGCGGGTAATTGTCGGAACCAATGCCGGGGGCTTGGGCCTCGCGGGTTGAACCGGCGACGGCAGCGCGGGCGGCGAAGCGGCGGTGGCAGGCAAGTTCTTGATGGACGTCGCCGGGACACTCTTCGTCAGGTTCCGAATATGCGACTGGAACACATCGTCGGCGTGCATCACATCCTTACGAAGCTGGAGCAGCAGCGGGTTGATCGCTTGGTTCGCGTCGGTGACTGCCGCCTGGAATGTCGCCACCCTGGCGGCAAATTCCGTCTGGGCCTCTTCGCGGCCCTGCTTGACGCCAGCGGCGAAGATGCGCTCGCGCTCCTTTAGCGCCGCAGCTTCCGATTTCTGGCCCACAGTTGAGGGAGTCGGTGCGGCGGATGCTCGGCGCAGCTCGGCCGAGAGGCGCGCCACTTCCGCCTTCAGCGCGCGCGGATCGTTCGCCTCGGCTTCCTTCACAGCCGTGCCGATGATCGTGCGCAACTTCTCTTGATCTACCGCGGCGGTCTTGACGTCGTGGTCGATACCCTTTCCGGTCGGCGTTGCCGTGTTGTCGTAGGTGCTGATCCGCGGGAACCGGACCAGCTCGAAAACCTTGGCCTCGCCCGAGCAAAGCCATCCGCTGCCGGTCGGCAGCGAGGACAACGAGGCGGCGACCTTCTCGACCGTCACCTTGTCGGTGTTGGCCTTAAGCCACTTGATGACCGGCTCCTGGTCCGCCGGCGCCGTGAGTCGGTGTGCAATCATGGTGTCGCAACTGCCAAGCAGCGCGTTGTGCAATGCCTGGGTGCGCTGGGTGACGACGATGAGGCGCACGCCTTTTGAGCGCCCCGCCGTCGCCAGCATCTTCGCCCAGTGGATCGACATATTCTCGGCGCCGATCCCCGAGCGCTCCTTCGGGGCGAACAGATGCGCTTCCTCGATGACGAGATAGACCACGCCACGCATTCGCCGCAAAAGCGTCGGTGCGAAATCGACAAAAAACTGCGCCTGGCCGCCGGGGTTGAAATTCGCCATGTCGATGATCGACAACGGCAGCTCGCCGCTCGCCACAATTTCACCGACCGCCTTACCGGCCGACGGGTGAAGCGCGACATGGCCACGGGGTCCGCCGAGGATATGGAAGGGAAGCCCGGCGCGCTCGCCGTTCGCGCTGGAGGTCAGACCCCACCAGTCGGATTTGATCGGGTCGAGAATGCAGACCCGGGCTTCTTGCTTTACCACATGCTCGACGGCCAGCTTCGCCGTCGATGTCTTGCCGCTGCCAGTTTTCCCCAGCACCGCAATGTGCTGCGCCAGCGCTATGTCGGGGATCGGGAATGTCATCGTCTGTCTGTCCTGTTAGGTGGTGGGGCGGGGAAGGCGCCGACCTGCCGGCATTCACCCGGCCGATCTCGAAAGCCGCCGCCCCATGACCGTCAGGCCGCCTTCTTGTGGGCGGCTTTTTTCGTGGTCTTCGCCTTTGGTTTGAGCTTGGTGACGGTGGCCTTCTTCGCTGCCGGGCCGTCGTAGTGCGACGTGCGCAGCTCAGGCGGCAGCCATTTCGTCTTCGGCAGGTTCTCGACGCAGAACGCCGCCTGTTCGGCACCCTTCAGCTTGGCAGCCGTGCGGGCGTGATCGGAGCCCATGGCTTCCTCGATCGCCGCAAGACGGACCTTCGCGCTGACCGATTTGAAGTAGTCGGCCGCATCGAAACGCTGACGGATCGCTGCGTTGAGCTTGTCGCCGTCAATAGCCTTGGCAATTTCAAGCGGCTCGGGGCGGCCCTCGAACGGCTTTTCCTCCGCGTGGTTGGTCTGGAAGTCCAACGCGTTGCCTACGACCCGCGCGAACCGGGCCTGCAAGTCCTTCAGCGGATGCTTCAGGAGACCCTTGAACAGGTCCGCGAACTCGGGAATTTCCTTGTCGTAATCGCGATCCCCGCGCTTCGTGATAAGCCCGCGCTCCGTCATCGCAACTGTTTGGTCGGTGCTGGCGATCCCGGCCAGCGCAAGGGCAAGAATCACTTCCGGCTTTGAGACGGCGATCACGTCTCCGGTGGCGTAGGTCAGCCATTCGCTCATGCGCTGCGCGATCGCATTGCTGATAACGGGACCGCCTTCCTTTGGCTTGGTGGCCTTCTTCCCGCTGCCGGGTTTTGCCTGTTTTGCCGCCTTCGTGCCGGGCTTGCAGATGCCAAAGGCGATATCGAACTGGCCCTGATGGTTGACGTTCACGATGCAACCGGACTTGGCCTTATCGTCCTTCGAACTGTTCGCGCCCTTGCCGATTTTCGGCCAGTAGTGCCGCGCGTTCGCGTCGAGCGCGTCATCCGGTTTGGCCCACGACCATCCGCCCGCAACCAGATCGGAGCATTTCTTTTCGATCTTCTCGTCAACCAGCTTTTTCAGCAGGTCCATGTCGCCCACGGCGTCCTGCTTGCCGAACAGGTCTTCTTTGATGCCACCACCAGCGGCCTCGTATGCCTCGCGACCGACGAAGTTCAGCCAACCCGGCGCCATGCGCTGGTCGCCCACGAGCATCTGCCGGATTGTCTGCGGCTGATTGAGTTGCCACTTCCCGCTGCTCTTCAGGCGCTTATAGACGGCGTCCTGCTGCGCGTGATCCTTTCCGAACAAGAACGCCTTGGCGGACTCAGCGCCGAACTCGGCAGACTTCCACGCCTTGCGGATAGTCGGAGAGAGCCGACCCAAAGCGAGAACACCGCGGATTTCATTGACGCCCATGCCGTAGAGCTTCGCCATATCCTCGACTGACTTGCCGCGGTTGTTCACTTCGGAGAACTGCTCGAACGTCTCGACGGGGTGAGGCGGGACCGGAGACCGGTTCTCCTCGATCGAGGCCGACAGGGCCATGACCGCATCCCAGTCCCCTTTGACGAGGATCGGGACCTCAAAGGTCGGTGGTAACTTCTTTTCCTTGACGAGCTCTTGGGTGGCCACGAGGCGCAGGCCGCCAGCGCCGACATAATAGGGTGTGCCGTCTTTGCCAGGAGCCGGACAGACCAGCAGCGATTGCAGGATGCCGAATGCCAGAATCGACTCCTTTCGGCTGTTGATCTGATCGCGCGTGTATTCCTTTCGACTGTTGATGCTGCCGCCAGGGTATTCGTAGCCCGGCCGTAGCTGGTCGATTGTGACCGTATTCGTCATTGCGTGGTCCTTCCTTATTCCGCGGCTGTGGTTTGAGGCAGCGCGCCGGTCGCGGAGTCCCGCGGCTGCTGGTGATTTCGGGAAATGGACGTGCAGACCTCGACCACGCGCTGGCACTGATCGACGTCAAACATGCCGATGTGGCAGGCCTGCGTTTCGATGCCGAGTTGGGCAGCAAGCCACTGATACCCGGCCGACCGCGCCTCGGCCTTCGAGCAGCCGTCGCGCTTCATTTTGCCCTGCCACAGCGGATCAAAGGCCACATGTGCGCGTTGCTTGGCGGCGCGTAGCTCGGCGTTAGCCAGGCGCCCGAGGGCGACCATCGTGCCAGCGTGGCATCCGACCCATGCGCTGCACGGATCGCAGCGCCAGAACATCTTGTGGGCCAGCTCGGGGCGGTTCGGGTAAATCGAGGTCCCGTCAACAGCCTTGGCCGGCCGCCCGCAGTAGGGGCATTCGGGAACAGACATCACGCGCGCCCTCAGAATGGGATTTCGTCATCGATCGGCGCGCTGGTGTCGGCGCCAGCGGCGGGGGCGGAACGCTCGTTCGCACCGTTCTGGTCATCATCACTGCGACGGCCCTGGGCGTTGTCGAGCATGATGATTTGGCCGTTGTAGGCGGCAAGCACGATTTCTGTGGTGTATTTCTCCTGTCCGTCGCGGTCGGTCCACTTCCGCGTTTGCAGTGAGCCTTCGAGGAAAATCTTGGAACCTTTGTGCAGGTACTTCTCGGCAATTTCGGCGAGGTTTTTGTTGAAGATCACAACGCGGTGCCACTCGGTGCGCTCTTTTCGCTCGCCAGAGTTCTTGTCCCGCCAGCTCTCGCTCGTGGCAATCGACAGATTGACCACCGGATCGCCGCTCGTCATGCGGCGCACTTCGGGGTCACGCCCCAGGTGGCCGATGAGCTGCACCCTATTCAGACTCGCCATCTCGCTTCTCCGGTTTCCCGTTTAGGCGTTTGATCCATTTGGAGTTGCGGCCGCACGGCATCTGCCGTGAGCCGAATTTCCGCGCTTGCTTTGGCTTCTTCCCGCTGGCCAGCTCATTGAGGTGCGCGCGCTCGGCGGCTTCCTTGCTGGTCTTGATCTTGTGACAGGGCTCGCATCTAGTGATGAGGTTCGCGAGTTTGAAAAACTCGATGCGCTGCAGCGCCGGCAGATGTCGGACCTTCCACAGCGGGACCTTGTGGTCGACGTGCCAGAGTGAAATCGCGACAAGCGAGACATACGGGCATCGCACCCGTTGCTCTCGACGCGCGCTCCAATCGAAGTATTCGTGGCTGAGCTGAACCCACGTCCCTGGCTTGGGGCCGGGGGAATAGAGTTCCGGCTCCATGCCTTCAGGATCGACGCGGTTTTTCGAGACGTAGAACTCGGGGATGAAGCGGACGGCATCGCTCCAATCCGCGCCGCAATCGCAACAGATACCTTTGTCGCGGGCCAGGACGGCACGGCGGGCGGCGTCGGGCTGTTCGATGATTGCCATTTCCGCCGCGCAGGCGTCGTGCCAATATTTAAGCCACCCGCGCACCGGCGTCGTCTCGGTGACGGCTTCGCCGCACCATCCGCAAATGCCGCGTTGACCTTGCGGGTGCAGCCGGAGAACGGCGCCGATCGGCGGCTTGCGGACATCGACAGGTGCGGGCTGCAGCTCGACATTCACGCCAAGCCCCCGCTTTGGTCGACATCCTCCTCCTCGACATCGACAGGATGCTCGTGCTCGCGCCGTTCGATTTCCGTACGCGCGGTGAACAGCACATCCTCGTCAAAGTCCTTGTCGAGGAGCCAGTAGAGAAAGCCGATGTCCACGTTCCGCCACTTCATCCCGCGCTGTTTGCCAATATGGCAAACCACCTGCAGGGCCGGTTGGTTCGACCAGCGCACGAGGTCGGCAAGGGACGCCATTTCGAGAAGGTCGCGAACATGGAACGCGGTGACGTAGGCGTCGGGCCCGGCGCGGTGCGCCAGGCGCGCGAGGTCGCGGTTGAGGCCGATGGGCTTCCGCCAGTAGCGGAGGCCCTGATTGCTATGCAGCGGTGCGTCGGGCCAGAGGCGCAGGCCGCACTTGTAGGTGCAGATCCAGTGCGCGCCGGCCGTCATCTCATCCGAGATGAACTTCCGCTCGAATTTCGCAGAATGCGCGGCAAAGGCTGCAATCACATCATCGCCTGGACGGATGATCGCCGGCCAGACATCTTCCCAGCGCGGCGCGTCCGCCACGTCTTCATCGATGATGTGGTGAATTGCGGCCGTCTCGGGCGGCATCGGTCGGCCGGGGTTCACAAGCACGGCTTGCGGCGCCTCGACCTCCCACCCGCTGGGATCGAGCGCGAGGTCTGTCTTCGTGCTGACGACGTCGCACCACCCGATTTCACAGACGCCGTGATCGGGTGGCGCTTCGCCGGTCGTTTCGAGGTCGATAACTCTGATTTTCACGACAGCTCCAGCAGCAGTTCGTCCGCGCCGTAGACCTGCGGTTCGCCGCAGGCCTCGCACTCGTATTCGCGGGCGTCGGGTTCACACCCCTCTTGTTCGTTTCCGCACGCGAGGCAGAAACCGGGATTGTCGAGGCCTTCCATCCGGCGCTTGACGGCGTCTTCGATCATGTCGAGCGTCAGGCCTTCCGGGAGCGCCAGCTTTGGGGTCGCGATCTTCATTCTGCCGCCGCCTCCGGTTCGTCTTGCTCAGCTCGCGCTTCACAGATGCGGGCCAGCAGGAAGGCGCTTTCAGTGCAGGACTCGTGCACGACGACTTCGATGGGGCCGGTGAACACCTTGGCGAGGTCTTCGTCTGGTCCCATGACGGCCGCGAGCGCGGAATTGCCGAGCATCATGCTGAGACCGGCGCGGCGCTGGATCGCCGCCGGGTCCCAGATCGCGCGCTCGATCCGCAGCCGATAGAAAGTGAGCTCGCCACCTTTGAGGATGACTTGTCCGCAAATCGGGCAGGTGCCCAGCTTTTCCAGTTCTCTTTCTTTGATCCCCGGGACGCGATCGTTCATTGCGCGCTCCCGCTGCGAAGCTCGGCCTCCCGCGCTTCGATCATCTTCTTAAGCTGCAGCGCGTCCGATTTGTTCTTCGCCCAGAAGTGGTTCAAGCCGACCTTGTTGGTCTCGCGCCAGCCCACCAAATCGGCGACCGAAGTGAACAGGGGCAGTCGCTTTTCGACTTCATCGGCAAACTGGTCGATCGGAACGGCCTCCATCGGCTTGCCGGGGTCCCAGACAATGCAGACGGTGTCGTTGGCGCGGGTCAGTAGCATCCGCTGGTCGCGGGCGTGCTCCTCGAGCTGGTCAGTCGCCGTCATGTCAGCGACGCGCGCCTGATCCATTTCCTCCGCGATATAGACGCCCGACAAATCCTCCGGGTATGCCTTGCGGTGACAGCCAGCCTCGGCGCACTTCGCCAGCATGACGCGACCCATGGTGAACCACTTGGAGCGCTTATCGAGTTCGAACTTGCCCGTGGGTTTACGCTGGCCGGACGGTCCTTCCCACGCCTCTGTCAGCGGCGCGTATTCTTCCCAGTAGGCTTCGTTCGATACCGGGTACCACTGCTCATCGGCGCCGAGGATGAAGATACGGGCAGTGCACTTCTCGAGGCCGAGCGGATTGAGGTCGGGGTTCTTGAGCGCATCATTGTAGGTGAATACCGGCGCCTGTTCGTCTGGACGATAGCGACCGGTGCGCGCCGACACGGCACGGTAGCCGTCGATGCCGGTGATGATGGACATGCGCCGCTTGTCGGGCTTGTCCTTATTGTAGACTACCGCGTAAATCTGACGGCGGAACGGATCGAGGGCGACACGTTTGGCGACCTCGATGAATAGATTGAACTCGTTGTCGTTGCAGTCTGCCGCGACAGTGCGCTTGATGAGTTCGAGCTGCGGGCCGGAATACGCCAGCGTCGGCGTTGCCGATCGAACAGGGACCATCTGGTTCATTAGGACCTCCTGATCTGCAACGCGATGCCGCCGTTACCGAGCTGCGCGCCGGCAATTGGTGCTGGTGGCTCGCGACCCTCTTTGATGGCCGAGGCGATGTCGGTGACCTGCTGTTTGAGGGCGTCGGCCAGTGCCTTCTTGTCGAGGGTCGGGTCCTGCTTCTTGAAGAACCTGCCCGGGATTAGGGCCTCGTCCGTGATTTCGACCTTCGGCGGGACCGACTTGAGCGACAGCGTGCAGTCGGGCAGTTCGAGCTTCTTCAGCTCGCCAATCTGCATCGCCTGTTCGATCGCGGCCCGTTTGCGCGCGATCCGCTCAGACAGACGGCCCTTCCGCTGTTCGAGGTCGGCGATGATGGTGGTCAGGCCGGCCACGAGGATTTCGTCCTCGCGGACCGAGCCGATCACGTCCTGAATGGCGTCGTGCAGGTTGGTTTCGCCTTCGATGGTGTCGCGGAGCGTTTCAACGTCGTCCCCGACCACCAAGGCCATTGCCGCGTGAAGCGCACGGGCGGCGGCCACCTCTTTCGACAGTGCTTGTTCAGCGTTCATAGGATAAACCCCAATGTTGCGCCGACCGCGATGGCTGCGAACACGAGCGACCAGCCGGTCGGCGTAAGCTGCCTGGCGATCGTGCTGATGAGGCGAAGGACGCGGGTGCGAACCGGCACGCGGCGGGGAAGTGCCGGAGGCTCGTAGCATCGGGTGCGCATGATCGAGGCGATGCCTTCTTCCAGCGTGGTCATCACTGGACTCCGTGGGTTGGAACGTCGGCTGTCGGCAGTTCGGCGCCGACGCCATCGACAACTTCGTCTACGGCCGTGATCGTGCGGCGGACCACCCGATGTTCGAGGTGAGCATCGGGGCCGAAAGGAGCGAGCTGCAATTCGACCAAGTCGTGCAGAAACCGCGCGTTCTCGCGCTGATCGCTGCCGTCGAGTGCGGCTTGCGAGCGTTCACTGCATGTAATCGCCTCGTAGAGTTCTTGGTGACCGCTGCAGGCGTCGTGCCAATCGTCCTTGAAATTCGGTGTGACGGTCCGCGCCTGATTAATGAAGATGGTCAGCACCTTGCTGGTCATTGTTGGTTCTCCCGGTAACCGAACTCAGCGAGCACGCCTTGCGCGGCGAAGATCGCGTCGGGCTTGGATGCTGCCCAATAGGAGCGGTGGGTGTGACGGCGGAAGCCGTGACCATAGACGAGGGCGCCGATGACGCCCCGCCGCGGCGGCTTGTTGAAATGGACCTCGACGTGTTCGCGCAGATCGTTGATCTGCGCGCCGTCGTACATCGCGACCATGCGCGCGCCATGCGCTTCAAAGATCGATGGAGGCAAGACATCGGCCAGCCCCTCGAACAACTCGGTCATGGCGTCGATGATGTAAGGCTCGGCGCACCGATCGCAGTATTCGTCATCACCGTCCCGAAGGTCATCATCGACGCCGTCGTACAGCGGGATTTCGCACTTACTGCAGGTGCGCTGCTCGCTGGCGAAAAGGGGTGGGAGGTCGCGGTATGTCATCAGAGCGGCGCCCCCACATACCGTTCGCCCAGCGAGATAAACTCATGCAGGACGCGCTCCTGAAAGGCGCGCGTCTCATCGGGTACGTCATGCGCCAGGTGGAAGAACTCTTCGATAAGCGTGATGGCGAGCTGCTTGGTGCCACCGAGGAAGGCTTCGCGGGTGATGGTGATGGTGCCGTTGTCGGCCGTGCCGAACACGCCGCGACCGAGCGTTTCGACAAACTTGATGTTGTATCGGTCGAACTGGTAGCCGAGCCGCTTGAGGAAGCCGCTGGCCCTGGTGAGCTGTTCCTGCTGCACCTCATTCAAGCGCATTTCTTGGATCGGTGGCAGTGGCATGTGGCGCTCGGCCTGGCGCACGGCGCTCTTGTTGATACGCTCGCGGTCGGTGCTGCTCACCTTCTTCACGGCTTCGAGAAATGCCGACTGGGGCTTTGTCCCGTGGAAGATGAAGTCGATGGAGCTTTCAAAACTGCCTTCGGGCGCGCGCAAGCACTCCTCGATGAAGGTCTGCCGGTCGCAAGTCTGCAGGGCTTGTGCGACGACTTCGGCCGGCTTCCATCCATAGCGAAGCGTCCGGTCTTCGGTGAGGTCGAGCTGGCTGGTGATGTTGTAGGTGTGGAGGCAAGGCCTTTCGGAAATTGCCACCGCGATGCCGCGATAGAAAATTGTCTGTGACCGCCCGGCATGGACGTCAACGCCAGGAAGGCTCAAGACCGGGTCGGTGTCGAGGATAGTGCGAGAGCGAGCATCGTAGGCGTTGGCGAACTCTTGCCCGACCACGACCACGCCAGTCTTACCTTCGCCGGGTTCGTAGCTGTTGGCCTTGTACGCGCGGCCGCCTTCATCTTGGCAATTGCACCACAGCTCGCGGAATGCCTGCCAGACCTCCCACTGCTTGCCGAGTTCGGTTGTGAAGCCAAGCGGCTGACCGTTCATCGTCACAACTGCGAAAGTCTTTCCGCGCAGCTCGTGATGCAGGATGCCGAACTCGTACTTGTCCAGCCCCCGCCAGATCGTGATGCCTTGACCGGTGCGAACAATGACAGCGATCGCGTATTTGAGCCCAGTGCCGAAAAAGCCGATCGGGTTCTCGCTCTCCTTCGCGTTCACGCCGAAGGTGGCAATCGCCATCGGGTCGATCAGCCCTTCGTTCTCGAAAATGATCATTTTTGTTGCCTCCAAATCCCGGTGATTCCTGGGACGTGTTGGAGGGTATAGAAATATCTATCAGTCAGTCAATAGAGAAATCTATCAACAATCCCGTCGTTTATCAGGGCGCCGAGCGCCCCAAAGGCGGTTTTTCAACGGAATCAGGTCGATGGACGCCTCGCGCTTGCTCGGTGCTGACGCCTGCGGCGGGGAGCGGTTTCCCGCCCTTCGCCGCCGCCAACCCAGCAAAAAGCGCATGGCCCGTCGTCTGCATCCGGTTCTGATTCGGCGCCGTCCTCCAGGTCCGTGTCGCCCTCGGCCTGGTCGATCACGTCGATCAATCCCTCCACGATCCGCTCAAGGATCGTCACCCCCAACCGATCGATTTCGAGCTGCAATTTGGTTGGACGCCTGACCTGTTTTCTTGTGCATTTCCTTGAAGATGCCACTTCATACCCCCCAATTTCCCGATACAAGGGATGCGAAGTGTCAACCTCAGCGGGAGGCGAAGCCACACGTTGACCAACCTGCACACAACATACCGTGTGTTCCTGTGGCTACTTGCTGCCGCATGTATCTCCGGTATTCCCGCAACATGGCCAAACCAGACGAGCCGCCCGCACTCCATATGCGGGTATCCGATCAGTTTCTTCGTGACGTTGATGATTGGCGCCGCGAGCAGACCGACATCCCGTCGCGCGCTGAGGCTATTCGTCGGCTAGTGGCTCGCGGCCTTCGTGCAGAAGAGCAAGATCGCAAGAAGCGCGCTTAGCGCTATGACTCGCTGCTGCCGACGATCCGATGGACCGCTTTGACCTGCGCGATCTGGATCTTCAGGTCTTTATCTGGGTTGAGCTGGTGTAAAACAACCTGACGGTCATCGCGGCGGACGAATTGCTTGACCAGTGCCGAGGGCATCGGCGTGGCGCCGTCCTTGTGAAACTGGACCACGACGAACGATCCCGGTGTCGCTGGCCGCCCGGGGTGGACATAGATCAGCTCGCCCTGACGATAGCGCGGCTCCATCGACGTGCCGGTCACATAGAGCGCATAGGCATCCTTTGCGTCCGCGAGGTAGGGCGGGCGCGGGATGCGATCGATCACGTCGCCATTCCATTCGAGCAACCCGTCAGGGCCGCCTTCGGCGGTTCCCAAGATCGGCAGGGTTTCCAAAAGAACGGTTGAGCTCGGAGCAGGGCGCGGCGGCGTGCCGGCGGATGTTCCGCGTGCCGACGCTGCAAAGCCCTGGCTGTCGTCGGGCCCCGTGCCTTCCTCGTAAAGCAGCCACTCCGGCGACACCCGCAGCGTCGTGGCGATCTTGTAGATGTGCTTCGTGCCCTTGGCCTTGCCTTTGATGATCGCGTTGATGGACGGCTGGGTGATGCCGACCTCTTTGGCGAGCGCGTGTTGGCTCATGCGCCGCTTTTCTAGCGTCAACTCAATGCGTTGGCCGAGGGTCCTCATACGGCCAATACTATAGAAATTCTTATAATTCGCATTGATAGGTCTTTCTATTGACAAGACGATAGAAAATTCTATTGAATGCCAAACTATGGATTCGCAATTTCTCACCGGCATTGAGGCCTTGCGCCTCGCCAAGGACATCATCGGCAGCCAAGCCGCGCTCGCGGCCGTCGTCGGCGTCAAGCAGCCCTCCGTCAATTACGCGCTGACGAAGGCCGACTGTGTGACAGCTGAGTGGTGCATTCCGATTGATCGCATGACCTCCAAGCTCGGACGCCGCGTGAGCTGTCACCAGCTCCGCCCCGATCTGTGGCCCGCCGACTTCGTTCCCCCACCGGTGCAAGAGGCGGCGTGATGCGTGATGGGGGGCAACAGCACAGGTTCTCAGTCCCGCCCAAGTCGCGAGAGCGGCAGGGCGTTTCCCTCGGCGGCGAGCCGCTTGGCATGGCCGCTGCCGTCGAGGGCTCCAATTCGAGTGCATCGCCATGATGCCTCATCTCCAACACCGCGACGTGTTCGGTCAGGGCGTGACCTCCAAGCGCTCGATCGGCGTCCACATCGCGAGTGCAGCAGCGGCGCGTCTGACAAGCCCCCCCGCCAACCAGGCGCGCCGCTGTCTCACACCAGAAAAAGGACGCTCGGCCAATAAGCAGTCGAGCGCCAATTCAGCGGGTATGAGCCACGCGGGACACGCGAGGCGGACGAACGATGGGGTCATTGGGATGGCAACAACAAGATTAACGGCGAGGACAAAAGTTGTTTCGCCGCCGGTGACAGAGCGGGAAGTGGCAGAACGCTTCGCAGCGGTCATCATTCGGTTCGAGGTGGGCGAGCTCGCACAAGGCGCAAACGCCACGAAAGAAGCAGGCAAGAAGTGGAAGGCGGCCCGTAGCTGCCCCAATCTCGCCAAGACCATCAACATGGCGCGCTCGATCCCGTCGATTGGCGGCTGGGTGATTGGCGAAGTCATGGGCGACCCTCAAGCGATCAACGCGGTCATTGCTGGTCTGCAATACGTCTCATCTCAACCTGGTCCTGAAGGTTCCGCCGCACGCGCGATCCTGACGCGACTGCTGCGAGGCGAATGATGGCCGACGCGCCGACGAAAATGTCGATCGAAGGCAGGGCCAACATCATCGCGGACCAGGTCAATCGCATCGAGTTCGCATCCAATCCCTCCGCGCGGCGTGACGCTGTGCGTGACGAAGCGCTGAAACAGCTCCGCGCGCTGCGCCGTGAGCTGGCAGACGAAGACATCCAAGCCGACGCCGAGACGGCGCGCGGCCATTGAACTGCATCGGCCGCGTCGGGTCGCGCGAGCCGGGTTGAACCACGAAGACCCGCGGGTAGTGGCGGATGCAGGAAATGCCACGAGGAGTACGACTATGGCTAAGCGTGCATCAGCATCGGATTCGGAACGCACTGGCGGTTTCGATCCCAAGAAGACCCCCAAGTACGTCAAGCAAATCGAGGCGGAACAGGCGGAAATCGACACCATCATGGCGGCAGCGGCGGACGAAGCGAGGCCGCACTACGAAGAGATCGCGCGCATCAAGAAGGAGGCGCACGACAACGACAACATCCCGCGCAAGGAACTCAATGCCGTGGTCCAGAAACGGAAGCTGGAAAATCGGGCCGAGGCCGTCCGCGAGAAGTTGAGCGACGATCAGAAGGAAAACTTCGATCAGATGTGTTTCGTGTTCGAGCAGCGCGGTGCCGGCAAGGCGTCCCGCAAGGACGCGGCGCCCGTCGACGGTCAACCGATCGTCAATTGATCGACCATGCGCATCCTCGCCCTCGATTTGGCCAGCTGTACCGGCTGGGCCTGCGGCTCCATCCCCGAAGGGGTGGTGGAGCACAGCAGCTATCAGCTGCCGAAGACGGGCGAGGATGTCGGCATGTTCCTCGCATATTTCCGCAAGTGGCTCGAAAGCACGATCGCGCGCAACCGGCCGGGCGAAGTGATCTTCGAGTCCCCGATCCTGCCCGATAAAACGAGCATCAGCACACTCCGCAAGCTGTACTCGCTCGCTGGCCTGACCGAGCTGGTGGCACTGGACCACAAGCTGGTGTGCCGCGAGGCGAACATATCCGAAATCTGCACGCACTTCCTCTGCCGGGGCTATCCGCGAAAGAGCGAGCTGCGGAAGAAGGCCACCGTCGCCCAGTGCCGCGTCCGCGGTTGGCCGACCAAAGACGACAACGATGCCGACGCCCTGGCGCTGCTCGATTACGCGCTCGCGCTGAAACAGCCGAGCCGCGCGCTCGCCTCCACACCACTTTTCGGGGGGATCAACAGGTGAAGGACATTCTAACAGCCAGGCCGCACCGGTTTCTCACCGAAGACGAAGAGAAGGTCATCGTCGCCCGGATGCTCGCCGGTGATCGCGTTGCACGCGACCAGCTCATCGAAGCGCACATTCCGCTCGCCGCCCACATGGCGCGCAAATACGCCAAGATGGGGAACCGCGAGGATCTTCTTCAAGAAGCGCTCCTGGCGATGCTTAGGGCAGCCGAGTCCTTCGATGCCGAGCGCGGGATGCGTTTCGCGTCCTATGCCCATTGGTGGATGCGAACCGCGCTTTACCGCCACGTCATGCGGAACGTCAGCATCGTCTCGCATCCGACCACGACCCGCGGCAAGCGGATGTTCGCGGAGCAATTGCGCAACGCCTCGCTGCAGTTCGATGCCCCGCTCGATGCGACCACACCATCGGGCCGGTCGCTTATGCAGGCAATCCCCGATCGGGACGCGCCCGATGAAACCGAACTGGCGGCGTCGATCGACCGGCAGCGGAAATCTGCCGTGGTGATGAGCGCGATCGCCGGGCTCCAGCCGAACGAACGCGCGGTCATCGAGCGTCGATTTTTCAGCGACCAAGACGAGCAGCCGACCATGAACGAGCTGGCGCTTGAGATGGGCGTGTCCCGTCAGCGCATCGACCAGATCGAGAAGCGCGCCGTCTCGAAGCTCGCCGCGTTTCTGCGCGCCAAAGCCAAACAACTGAGGGCAGCATGAGCGACCTCCAACCCCTCCAAAAGCTCCAGTTCGCGCAAAGGCCCGTGCCGGCGTCCGACATTGGCGACAAGGGCGAATTGGCATGGTTGCCTCTCTCGCAGCTCTACGTCGATCCGGCTTATCAGCGGGCCATTCTCGACAGCGGCAAGGCCAACATCCGCCGCATGATCGAGGCCTTTTCCTGGCTCCAATTCGGTACACTTGTTGTATCCCGCCGCACCCCGTCCCGTTATGCCGTCATCGATGGCCAGCACCGCGCCACTGCGGCCATGCTACACGGCGGCATCGATAAGGTGCCGTGCCTGATCCTGAAAGGCGGGCGTGAGGCCGAGGCGCGCGCCTTCGCAGCGATCAACGGCAACGTCACCCGCATCCATCCGCTTCAGAGCTTCCGCGCAAACGTCGCCGCCGGCGACGGCGCCGCGCGGGAAATCGTTGACCTTTGTGCGAGGGGAGGGGTGACGATTGCGCCTTACCCGAAGATGGACCCGGATCCGGGCGAGACGATGGCGCTGGGTTCGATCCGTCAGGTACGGAAGAACTACAACGACGCCATCCTGATCGCCGCCTTCAAGCTGCTTCGCGCGGCCGAGCCGGAAGCTGGCATCGGCGCTGCCGCGATCATCGGCGCCGCCAAGACGTTATCCGTCAATCCACAATGGGCGCGGGACCCAAAGCTCTACGGTGGCAAGCTGGCTGACCGTGGCGGCATCGCGGCGCTCAGCACCAAGGCCCGGGCGCGCAAGGCGACGCATGGCGGACCCGAGTGGTCGAGTTTTCATGCGGTCCTGACCGACGCTGTCAATCTGGCAATCCGCACGGCCGGCCTTCCGCTCAACAAGATGATGGCTGGCAGGTGATGTGATGGTTCGCACCAAGGCCGACAAAAAGAAGAAAAACGCGCATCTTTGGGCGCGGGATCCCGATGACTGGTATGTCGAGCCTGATTGGTGCAACGACGGCCTGTTCGCAGTCGAGAAATTCGACGGCGTGATCGTTGACCCGTGCTGTGGCATGGGGCGCATCTTGGATGCAGCGTGGCGCGCAGGCTATCCGACGCTCGGGTTCGACATCCGCGACCGCAGCGCCAGCGCGCGGCACCATTTCGTGCAGGGCGATTTCTTCACAAGTTCAGAAGAATACGAGAACATCGCCTGCAACCCGCCCTACAAGTATGACGATGAGTTCGTTGCCGCCGCCGTTCGCCGTGCGCGGCGCAAGGCGGCCATCCTGCTTCGGGCTCAGTGGGCTAACGCCGGTACACGCTCGCGCTGGCTTGAGAGCCTGCCGTTGCGCCGCGTTCTCGCCCTGACTCCGAGGCCTTCGATGCCGCCCGGCGCCGTCATCAAGGCGGGCATCAATCCGTCTGGCGGATTGCAGGACTATGCCTGGTTTATCTTCGAGCGCGGATATGGCGGCCGCCCGGAGTTCGGTTGGTGTCGTCGGCAGAAAGCGCCGAAAGCCCAGCTCGGGCTCGCGATCGAGGGCTCGCGATGAACCAGCAGCTCTACATTCCACGCCGTGAAGCCTGGGGCGCCGTTCGCCGATTGCACGATTACGCGCAAGACGGCCTCGACAACGAATTGGCGGACATGGTGCGAACCCTCATCGAGAAGCTGGACCGGTACGAAACCGCGCTCGGCTTCATGCCCGGTGACGGGCGCATCTTCATCACAGAGGGCACAGCATGAGCATCAGGGTGATGACGGCCGTGTGGGATCATGCCCCGTACAAGGGCGGGACGCTGTTGGTTTTGCTCGCGATGGCGGACTTTGCCAGCGACGACGGCGGCAATGTGTTCCCCACGGCCGCCACCCTCGCGAAGAAGGCGCGGCTCGAAATCCGGCAGGTGAAAACCGCGATCAAGACGCTGAGGGAAGACGGCGTCCTCGAATTGGTGAAGGAAACAACGGGTAGGCCGGGGCAGGCAAACGAATACAAGATCAACGTCAGACGGGTGCAGGAATTGCACGCGTCTGCTCAGGCTGAGACGGGTGCAGTTGATGACGAGGACGGGTGCAATCCGCAGCAGGAACGGGTGCAGTCTGCAACAGGACGGGTGCAATCCACAGCATCGCATATAGATAACCACCAAGAACCGTTATCTAAACCGTCATCAGAACCGCCAGCGGCTTCGCCGCGTGCCTCTGCGCCTCCCGGTCAATCGTCTCTGTTCACAGAACAGGTGCCGAAAGACGGCAGCGGATACGAGTTGCCGCCATGGATCCCGGTCGAAGCCTGGAACGGCTATGTCGAGATGCGCAAGCGCATCAAGGCGCCGCTCACCGATCGCGCCAAGAAGCTCGAAATCACCGAACTCACCAAGCTGCGTGCCGATGGACATGACCCGGAAGCGGTCATCGACCAGTCCATCAGGAAGTCGTGGCGCGGCCTTTACCCCCTCAAGGACCAACAGCAAATAGGAGGCCAGTATGGCGGCCGTTCCAATGCGCCAGCAGGAGGCGCTACCGGCAGTTCCTCCGGAAGACTTGACCGAATTGCTCAGGCGGCGTCCGCCGCAATTGCCGCCGGCGCTCGTTCACAGTGAACCGAGGCCGAACATCCGGGGGCCGCAATGGACGGCGCGCGCGTTGCCCGAGGACCAAGTGCCCGCCGTCGTGAATGTGCTGCGCGAGCTCGAGGAACGGCTGCGACCAGCTCGCCGCGAATGGATCATCGCCATTTTGTCGCGTCTCGCAGTCCATTACCCGAACGCCTCGGCCGATCCTGACGCCTTCGGAATCGTGCTGTCGGACATGGCCGACGATCTAGCGGAGTTTTCCGAACTGCACTTGGTCCAGGCTTGCGCCGAATGGCGGCGGACGGAGAAGTGGTTTCCCAAAATCCCAGAGATGCACGACAAGCTATTTCGGCTGTACGGATACGACGTCGTAATGCGCCGGCGCGCCCGCATCCTGCTTGGGATCGATGAGGCCCAGTTTTACGACCTTCCTGCAGACCGTCGCACCAATGGCGAGCCGCCGCCCCCCGAGTTCCTAGTCGACATCGAGGATCGGTTGAAGACGCTGCCCGAAGGCCTCGCCACCTCTATCCGGGGGCTGATCGCTGCCGCCAACAAACCGAAGCCGGAGTCTCGCGAGTGAGCTGGATCAACCACATCTGGTCGTGGCTCGTCCACGACCCTGATTTCAAATGGCAATATCCGAGTGTGATCCGCACAACGCTGATGGGTCCACCATGGGAAGACGTGCAATAGGATGACGAAGCGTTGGTATGTGATCGCGGCTGAGCCGAACATGGACGTGCGCTTCGCGCGCGACCTGGGCGATCGTGGCTACGAGACATTCATCGCCATGACGTTCGTCCGCATGAAAACCGGCAATCGGGCATGGCCGGAACCGCGACTGCGGCTGTCGCCCTATGTGTGGGTCGCCATCGATGACGCCCGCATCGAGGCCGACACCAAGCGTCAGCAGAACTTCGTCACCGTCAAGCAGACCTTCGGCTTTTCCGGCGCCATCTCCCTCAGCCTCAGCCGGGGTGGTGACCTCAATCCGAGCGAAATCCCGGCCTGCGTCGTGGAAGGGCTTCGCCAGGACATGATCGCGGACTACGAGGTCGCAATCCGTCGTGTGCGCCGGAAGGAAAGCCTCTACCGGCTCGGCGAAATCGTCGCAGTCGGCCCCGACCATCCTTTCGCCGGATACCAGGGCGCGATCGCGGACGTGCGGCCAGGCTCAGTCATTGCGGAACTCGGCCCAAACAAGATGCCCGTGCGGCTGAATGAGGCCGACATCCTGCCCGTCAAGCCGTTCGAGAAGAAAGACAGCGCAAGGACTTAAACCATGCCGATCGAACCGCCCGAGTGCCGCACTTGCCACAAGAAGGAATGGAACCACACCTGCGCGGGCCCGGCGCCAGTCAAGGCTGCAACCACTCCGGCTCAACAAAAGCCGAAATCTGCGCCCAAGAAGACACCGAAGAAGCGCGACCGGCGGCTTTACCAGCGCAACCTCATGCGCCAGCGGCGCGCGGACGGTAAGGCGTAGGTGGCTAACATTGCCGACCTGATGCGAAAGTCTCTTGACAGAGACTCGGCTAAGGGTGGATTTCTGCTGCACTTTCCCTGTGAGTCGCATCGGTTATCCGCTTGGACGCCGGTGCGAGAGCAATTCAGAAACGACCTCGCATTAGGGATCAATTGGAAGCCCGATTTGCTGTAGTTGCTGCTTGAGCAGACCCTTTGCGACACCAATCACGATATCCAGCGTATAACCGCCCACTTTCTGGAGCGTGCTTTTCGTATCGCGCCAAATCTTCGGGTCTCGGACGCTGTCGATGAAATCGTGTCCTTGCCACGTAAAGCCCGAAAACGTCAGGCTCGCCGCGCCCTGGTTCCCGTAAGGCTCTGTAAAGCGGGCGCTGTGGATGAGCTCCACATGATACATGATCTCAGCGAATGTGTGGCCTTCGACCGCCAATCGCTCGTCGTCATAAGGGATTGTCCAGACATCCCCGGCCTCTAGGGGCACCGCCTCCAGCCTCAGCATCAGTTCGCGAATGAGGTCCATATCGCGGCGCATGTCATCCATCCGGTGAAGAGAGCACTGCATCATAGCAGTTCGACAGATTATTTCCCGCCCTAAAAAAGAGAAGGGCGGGGGCAGCGGTGCTACCAACACCGCGAGCCGCGAGAATTCGCCTCGCATGACCATGACCGGCCGCTTCACGGCCACCCCGCCACCGCGCGTGCGGCGGGGAAACTTGACCATGAGTCCATGCAAGAGAGCGAATCCCTGGCCGTCGAATGGCGGCCGATCGGGGACGTGCGCCCGTACCCGGGCAATCCCCGCGAAATATCCGACCGAGCGATTGAGAAAGTCGCCAAGTCCATCAAAGAGTTCGGCTGGCGACAGCCCATCGTGGTCGATGAGGCTGACGAAATCGTTGTCGGCCACACAAGGCTGCTGGCCGCCAAGAAGCTCAAGCTCAAGCGCGTGCCCGTGCATGTGGCGCACGGCCTCAGCCCAGAGCAGATCAGGGCATACCGGCTTGCGGACAACCGCACGCACGAAGAGGCAACATGGATCCCCGCCGCCTTGGAGCTCGAGCTGCAGGCGCTCGACGTGGCGGGCTTCGACCTGGCGCTGACCGGCTTCGATCCGATCGAGCTGCCGCAAGCGGCCAACTTCACCCCGGCCGGCGAGCCGACATCAAAACCGCTCGACCATCTCAGCGAGGTCACTTGTCCGCACTGCGGTAAGACATTCGAGATGGGGGCGCGCCGATGAGCACGCTCCGTCTCGACTGGGCGACATACGCTGCCGCGCTCTACGCCTGCGAACACTGGCACTACAGCGGATGTATGCCCGCAGGCCGCACGATCAAGCTGGGCGTCTGGGAAGACGCGACGTTCAAGGGCGTGGTCATCTTCAGCCGTGGTGCGACGGTGTCGATTGGCAAGCCCTACGACCTGCAGCAGACCGAGGTGTGCGAGCTGACCCGCGTGGCGCTGCAAAAGCACGACGCCCCTGTTAGCCGCATCGTGGCGATTGCCCTCAGGCTGCTAACGAAGTTCTCGCCCGGGCTGCGGTTGGTCGTGTCCTACGCTGCAGGCGAACAGAACCACCACGGCGGCATCTATCAGGCGGGCGGCTGGATATACGAGGGCGCGGCCGACAGCTATTCGTTCAAGGTCCACGGCAAGCTGACACACGCCCGCACGCTCAGCTCGCGATATGGCCGCGCGGACATGGAATGGCTGCGCGAGAACGTGGACCCCAACGTTGAGCGCGTCACCGGCCTGGTCCGGCACAAGTACCTGATGCCGCTCGACGCGGCGATGCGGAAGCGGGTCGCGCTGCTCGCAAAGCCGTATCCGAAGAGACAACCCAGAGAGAGGGCCGCTGACCGAACGGTGACGGGTTAACACGTCGCCAATAGGCAGCGGCCCATGCTGCAAGCGGAGGACCGCCATGTCCAAGGTTGCCGATAGCCTCATCGACCTGCTGGCCGACACCTTCGCGCTTTACCGTGTCACGCACCTCTACCACTGGAACGTCACCGGCCCGAACTTCCCCGCGCTGCACAAGATGTTCAATGATCAGTACGATGCGCTGTTCGAAGAGGTCGACAAGATCGCGGAGCATGTGCGCGCACTGGGTGAGGTCATCCCGCCCGACTTCGCCACACGCACCGAACTCGACGCGACCCAGCGCAGCGCTGCGTCGTGGCAGGACATGGTCAACGACCTCATCGCGGGCCATGCAGCCGTCATCACCACGATCCTGTTTGCGCAGACCGTGGCCGAGCCGGAAGACGATCAGGCGACGATCAATCTGCTGGCGGAGCGGATGGACTATCACTTGAAGCAAAAATGGATGCTGACGGCGACGGCCGGCTGATCCCACCACCATCCGCGTGTGAAGTAGGCAATGGCCGAGCCCCCACTCGGCACAGCGGCGGCGCGACACCGACCCACACGCTCCACCATCAACGGAGAAAACGACCATGTTGAAGATCGCGACAGCGAGCTTTGGGCTCACAATGCGAGACAAGATTACAGGGTTTACCGGCACGGCCACCGGGTATGTTCAATACATCACTGGCTGCAACCAGTATCTGCTCGCGCCTAAGGTCGGCGAGGACGGCGATCTGAAGTCCCCCCAATGGTTCGATGAACAACGGCTTGAAGTCGTTGGCGAGACGCGCATCGAACTCGATAACGGCGGAACGCCTGGCGCCGATCGTCCCGCTCCGATCCGTTGATCGGCCGCACATTCATCCAACCATCAAGGGGCACGGCATGTTCGAGAACTGGCTCTGTTATCCGGTCGATGCCAACGGCAAGCCCGTGTGCGGCGGCTATAGCGGTGATCGCCCTGGCGCCGAGGCTTGGCAGAAGGAACACGGCGGATTTCTCGTCACCTCTGCGCAAGACGAGCAGATCGGCATTGCGCGCGACGCCGCCGGCACGCCCGAGGCGAAAGATGAGGCGATGTATGCGCTGTTCGATAAGTGGCTGGCGGACGGATCGATGCTGGCCGCAGTCGTGATCGAAACGAAGGCCGAAGAGACGGGCGCCTCGCCGCGCTCGTAGGTGGGTTGGCTGTTCCCACCTCCCGGCGCCCGTATCCCCCCTGACGGGCGCCGGGAACCCAATTCGCCGCATGTTAATTTTTCCGACCTCATCGGAGGTCGCGAAAATGAACACGGCATCTAGAACCTCGGCGGCTTAACCGTTTCGGGCCGCTGCGGTGGCGTAGCCTTGTTAGGCGTTTCCTCCCTTGAACTTGGTGGCCGTCGCGTTTCCCAATGGCGCGGCGGCCTCTTTTTGCGAGGTCAACATGGACCAGCTCACCCTTGCCGATGCCGAATGTGCCACCCATGACGTGCTGGTATTCGACACCGTGATCCCGAGGGAGTTGTTCGTTGCGGCTGACGCGCCGAGCGGGCGTGTGTGGTGCTGGCAGGTGGACGCCGATGGCAAAAGGCTGAAGACCATCGAGGTCAAAACCGGAACGGTGACGATCCGTGAGCACACCGATGCAGGACAATCAGGAACCGACAAGCCCGCAGGCTAAACGCCAACGCGGGCGTCCTCGTTTTGAGCCCACCGATGAACAGCGCGGCATGGTCCGCGCCTATGTCGAGTGCGGATACGGCGAGGTGGACATCGCAAGGCGCATCGGCGTCAGCGAGAAGACGTTGCGCAAGCACTTCGCGGCCCAGCTCGAATTTGCGCAGATGGATTTCATTTCGGCCGTTGTTCGTTCGCTTGGGCGCATGGCGGTCGGAGCGCCCGCCCAGTACGACAAAGACGGCAAGCAGCTCCGTGCCGAAGTCGTGCCCGACGTTGCCGCTTGCTGCTTCATTATGAAGACGCGCGGCAAGAACCTCGGGTGGTCCGAGCGCCTGGAACTCACAGGTGAGAATGGCGCACCCGTCGAAATTGCAGACGCAACGGCTAAACTCGCTGCTATCATCGATCGAAGGGCTCAGCGCCGAGGATCGGATGGCGGCAATAATGCTGCTGAGCCCGCGTGAAGCTGCAACCATCCTCTATCATTGGCTCGCCTGGGCGCGGCCCGAACAGGTAGCGCCAGAAGGCGACTGGACATCCTGGATTTACCTCGGCGGCCGCGGCACGGGTAAGACGCGCACCGGCGCCGAGTGGATCAGGGATCGCGTCGAGCATCGCATCTCTCGCCGCGTTGCCCTTGTGGCATCCACCGCCGCCGACGCCCGCGACGTCATGGTCGAAGGCGAAAGCGGGCTGCTCGCTGTCTCACCGCCTTGGAACAAGCCGCACTTTGAGCCGTCGAAGCGGCGCCTGACCTGGCCCAACGGCGCAATCGCCACGCTCTACTCGGCCGAGGAACCGGACACGCTGCGCGGGCCGCAGCATGACACGGCATGGGCCGATGAGGTCTGCAAATGGAGCTATCCTGACGAGACATGGGATAACCTGCAGTTCGGCCTTCGCCTCGGGCAGCGGCCGCAGCAGATCATCACCACGACGCCCCGGCCGATTCCGCTCTTGAAGTCGATCCTGGCCCGCACCGACACAGTCCGCACCTTCGGCACCACCTACGACAACCGGATCAATCTGGCGCCGGTCTTCTTCACTGAAATCATCCGGCGGTACGAAGGCACACGGCTCGGCCGCCAGGAGTTGAACGCCGAAATCCTCGAAGATGTCGAGGGCGCGCTGTGGACCCGCGCGATGCTCAACCAAGCCCTGCTAACGCCCGAGCAGCGGTCCAACATCGTCCAGATGCAGCGCGTCGTCGTGGCGGTCGATCCGTCCGGCACCAAAGGCGGGGACAATCGAGACGACGTTGGCATCGTCGTTGCGGGTCGCGGGACTGACGACAAGGGTTACGTCATCGCGGACTACACCTGTTCGCTCTCTCCGGCCGGGTGGGGCAAGCGCGCAGCAGACGCCGCGGCTTTCTTCAATGCCGATAGGGTGGTGGGTGAGGAGAACTTCGGCGGCGCGATGGTCGAGCATGTCATCCTGACGGCAGGATGCACGGCACCATACCGCTCTGTCACCGCGTCGCGAGGCAAGGTGGTGCGGGCCGAGCCGATCGCCGCGCTCTACGAGCAAGGCCGCGTCAAGCACCTGCAGGGGTTCCCCGAGTTGGAAGACGAACTCTGCAACTTCACCGTGGCCGGTTATGTGGGCGACCGATCCCCGAACCGTGCCGACGCCCTCGTGTGGGCGCTGACAGAGCTGAGGCTCGAACGGACAAGGAGCTTCTCGTGAGCTGGTGGACGGATATGCGCGCGCAAGCCGCGCGAGTGATCGGCGGGCAATCGATCCGCACGAAGCTGTCGCAGCTCGAGCTGCTGTCCAGCATTCGCCGCGTTCCGCCGAAGCGTGGCACCAAGGAGTTTTTGCTCGCCTATTCGCAGATGCCGCGCCTGCGCATGGTGGTGTCGAAGATCGCCGCCGCGATGGCGAAGATCGAATGGTATGTCGAGGCGAAGACCACTGCCGGCGTCCAGAAGATCGAGGACCATCCGCTCATCAATTCGCTGCACGCGGGCAACGACATCATGTCCGGCTTCGAGGTGATGAAGACCTTGTGGCTGCACTACCTGATCGTTGGCGAGTGGCACTTTGCCAAGGAGCGCAATATCTTCGGGACGCCGATCGCGCTGGTCCCGCTCGTCCCCAACTGGATCATGGCGCTGCCGCGGCCCAACCGGCCGTTTTATCATGTGGTCATCCCGCAGACTGGCTTCGTCGGCCAGGTCTACCGGACAGAAGTGGTGACACACCGCGACATCGATCCGCTCTATCCTTACGACCGCGGGTCTGGCGCCGCGATGGCGCTGGAAGATGAACTGAACGCGGATGAGTTGGCCGCCCGATATGCCGCCAACTATTTTATGAACAACGCCCGACCGGACATCATTGTGACCGGCTCTGACGAGCAGCCGCTTCTCGACACGGAACGCAAGCGCCTTGAAGAAGTGTGGGTCGAGAAGTTCAGCGGTGTGAAGGGAGCCGGAAAACCCTTGTTTTCCAGCGGTTCTTTGACCGTCAAGGAGCTCAGCGCCACGATGCGCGAGATGCAGTTCAAGGACTTGCGCGAACTCGAAGAGCACATCATCGTCACCACCTATGGCGTCCCGCCCGAAATGGTCGGCATCCTCGCCAACTCGAACCGCGCCACCATCGACAGCGCCGATTACCTCTTCACCAAGGAGGTCATCAGGCCGCTATGTGTGGGCGCGCGGGAGACGCTGCAAAAGTCGTATGTGCCGGACTTCGATGAACGGTTGCGGCTGCACTTTGTCGACCCGGTCCCGGCCGATGCGGAGGGCCGCCGCGCGTCGATGAACGCCCGCCCGTGGGCCTTCAAGGTCGATGAGCACCGCGAGGAGGCAGGCTTCGATGAACTGCCGAATGGCGAGGGCAAGGTCTTTATGATGCCCTACACCATGACACCGGCCGAGAAGCCGATGGATGCCCTGGGCGAGACACACGGCAGCGTACCGGCCGAGCAAGACCCCAAGGACCCGGGCGCGAAGAAGGCCTTCGTGAAAGGCAACACGCCGAAGCCTCACGAGTTCGACGCGATCCTGGATGCGGTCGACCCCGCCACCCTGGTCCGCGCGAGCAAGGACACCATGAAGGCGCTGATCGCTGAGTTCGGCGCATCCGCGGTCGATGACATTGGCATGGGGATCAGCTTCGACCTGACCGATCCGGCTGTCGGCAATTTCCTGGAGCGGTTCGCCGCCGACCGCCTGACCGGCAAGGTGAACGAGACGACACGCCGGCAGATCGGTGATGCCCTTTCGGAAGTGTGGCACGGCGGTGGCACGACCGACGACATGATCGCTGCCATCAAGGACGTGTTCGATGAGGCGAGCGACTCCCGCGCAGAGCTGATCGCTGGCACGGAAACCAATCGCGCGGCCAACTTCGCGACCCAGACCGGCTTCGAACAGGCGGGTATCCCGGCCAAGGAATGGCTTTCGACACGCGACGATCTTGTCCGCGATACGAAATATGCCTCGCATGTCCAGCTCGACGGCCAGGTCGTGGGTGTGGACGAGGACTTCGAGGATCCAGTATCGGGCGCCCGCGCCGCGTACCCGGGCGAGTTTGGTGACCCGGCCGAAGACTGCAACTGCCGGTGCGGAATCGTGCCCGTGTTCCGCAAGGGCCAGGGTGAGGAGGATGACGGCAAGTCGTACTTCGACACCGAACAGAAGCGGGTCACCCACTGGAAGGCTCGGGAGCGCCGCAAGGCTCCGTTCGAGCGCCAACTCACAGCCGAACTTCGCGGCGCATTCGCCATTCAACGTCGCGCTGCCATTGCCGCCCTGAAACGTGCGGCCCTCAAGCCCTGAACAAAGCCAAGGAGACCAAACCGATGGGCGGTAATGTGTTCGCTGCCGACGCATTCGCGCGGCTTGCCAAACAGCAGAACGCGCCGGCGGGCGCGATCGTGCGCGGTCTGTTCGCTCCCAAGCTGAAGTCGATCGATGAGGCCAACCTCTCGATCGATTTTGTCATTTCGTCGGCGATGCTTGATCGCGACAACGACACCATCAACCCGCGCGGATGGAAGCTCGACGCCTACCTGCAAAACCCTGTCGTATTGTGGGCCCACGACCAGAGGGTCCCGCCGGTGGCGCGTGCCGAGAACACCCGCATGGATGGGGACCTCCTCGTCTCGACGGCGATCTATACCCCCCAAGACCTCAACCCGTTCGGGTTTATGATCTTCCGCATGTATGTCGGCCGATTCCTCAATGCGGCCTCTGTCGGCTTCAAGCCGATCGAATACGTCATGCGCTCGGGCAGCGAAACGGACTGGGGCGTCGATTACAGCTCGCAAGAGTTGCTCGAATGGTCAAACGTCGGCGTGCCGTCGAACCCGCAGGCACTCGCGCGCGCGAAGGCTTCGGGCATCGACACGGCGCCGATGATCGGATGGTGCGCCAAGCAGCTCGAGGACAGCACCCACAGCGAGGCCGAAAAGGCGTTCCTGCGTCGGCTCTATCGCGCGGCCAAGGGCGAGAGCCCGATCGTCCACCATGTCGCGCCAGTCGGGAAAGCCGAAATGGCGATCTTCAATCTGGTCCGTGGCGAACTCGACCGCCGTCACCCGAGCGCGAAGGCAGGCGACACCGTCGTTTTCGACATGATGCCGGACCTGGAATGGACGAAAAGCGACAAGGGCTTGTGGTCCGCGCAGAAGAAACAGCCGCCGGTGAAGGCCCCGGGCGATGCGCGCCCGCTCTACATGAGCCGCTGCGTTAACAACGCGGCTGACATACACAAGTGGATGAAGGATCAGGGCTTCAAGTCGGCCCTCAAGCCCGAGGACATGCACGTCACGCTGGCATATTCGCGCGATCCCGTCGATTGGTCGACCATCACGCCCGACCAGAGCTCGCTCAAGATCGAAGGCGCGACGTTCGCCTGCCACACGCTGGGTGAAAAGGGCGCGGTGGTGATGAGTTTCGGTCACGATGGCCTGGCCGCCCGTCATCAGGAAATCCGGTCCGCCGGCGCGTCGTGGGACTATGCGGACTTCAAGCCGCACGTCACGCTGACATACGATCGGGGCGAACTCGACCCTGCCGAAATCTCGCCCTACACCGGCTTGCTCGAACTCGGCCCCGAGAAGATGGAGCCGCTAAACGAAGGCGCGGACGAGAATGCGCCGGAAGCTCCGCTCGATCCCGACAACGACGAAGACCCTCTGGCCGATGAAGACGACGTGATCGACGTCGATGCGGGCAAGACGTTCCAGACGCAGGGCGGACCTGACAGCCACGAACACGCATATGGCAAGGGCGACACCCAGACCGAAGAGGCGGGCGACCCACCCCATATGCACGGCGTCACCTGGGGTGAAGACGGCACGGTGACAATCGGGGATGCCGAGGCGCACAACCATGACCCGGATCCGCAGTCCATCGGCAAGCCTAAAGAACAGCCCGCCAATCCCAACCCTCCGCAACAGCCATCCGACGAAGCGATCCCGACACGCGGGCTCGAGGAGCTGTTGCGCAAGATTGTCCGCGAAGAATTGGATGCGCGCGCCGTCGCGCCGGCGCCGGTTAAGGCGGACGGCGAGCACATCATCGAGATCGAGGAGACGAAGCGCGCATCTTCGTCCGACATCCTGGACGGCATCTCCGCGGCCGACGTGGCTGAGATGATCGCTGATTCCGCAAGCAAAGCCGTGACCGCCGTGATCCGCCGTGGCCAAGGCAAGATCGACTGACCACCAACAGGGGCAGCGGGTGCCCCGACTCCTAGTGAAAGGAACCACTTTATGACCCGCGAAGAACTGCAGAAACTCATCGATGAGAGCGTCTCGAAGTCGGTGAAGGACAATGTCGAACCGCTGTTCACCAAGCGCTTCACCGATTTCCAGGAGAAGTTGCTGTCGGGCGACTATCATAAGCAGCCGGAACGCACGCCCCGGCAGAAACGCATCCAGTTCGGGCGCTATGTCCGTTCCGTCGCTGTCGGCAAGGGCGATCTGGAGAAGGCCGCAGCCTTCGCCAAGAGGACCCTCGAAGACGACTTCATCTCGAAGGCGCTCACCACCGCGGCCGAAGCGGGCGGCGCCGCCTTCGTGCCGGAAGACCTCTCCACCGAGGTCATCGAGTACCTGCGCCCGTTGTCGGCGGTCCGCCGCCTCAACCCGACCATCTACCCGATGCCGAACGGCAATCTGTCTGTCCCGAAAATCACGGGCGGCGCCACGGCGGGCTATCGCGGCGAGTCCACGACGCGCAAGGCGTCCGACGTCAAGACTGGCGACGTTAAGCTGACCCACCGCATCCTCGACACCACCGTCGCCATCAGCAAGGAATTGCTGTTGACCGCTGCGGTGTCGGTGGACGAAACCCTGACCCGTGACGCAACCCGCGGCATGGCGCAGGCCGAAGACTCCGCCTTCATTCGTGGTGACGGCACCCAGTACACCCCCAAGGGGCTCAAGAACTGGACGCTGCCAGCCAACGTCATGTCGGGCTCCGCCGCAACGAGCGCGACCGACTTCGCCAACATCCTCTTGGATGTGAAGGGCGTGGAAACCCTTCTGGCGAATGCCAACATCGCGCTGATGGAAGCGGCCTACATCATCGCACACCGCACGTTCATCAGCCTCCGCGAATTGCTGAACACCAACGGCTTCCCGATCTACCCCGAGCTGCGCACCGGCAACGTGTACTCGGCCACGGTCGACGGGCTGCCGAAGCTCCGCGGTTACCCGGTGGCGGTGACGAACAACATCCCGATCAACCTCACGGTCAGTGCCGTGAACAACACGACCGAGATGTATTTCGCCAACATGGCCGACGTCGTGATCGGCGAGGTGTCCGCAATCGAGGTCGAGTATTCGACCGAGGCTTCGTATGTGGACAGCACCGGCACGCTCGTTTCCGCGTTCCAACGCGGCGAGGCCGTGGTGAAGCTGACCGCTCGTCACGACATCGGCGTCCGTCACGATGAGGCGGTCGCCTACCAGAACAAGATCGTCTATTGACGGTCTGATGCGCGATTGAGGCGGCCGGCGCGATTGTCGGCCGCCGTCGTCGTCAACCCTCCACCGAAAAGGAAATCGACACATGAGCGGACCTTCCCGCTTTCACGACGGCGGCGCGTTCTGCAAAGCCGTCCCTCTTGCCGTCATCTCTCTGACCGCCGGCGGCACCGGCGACAACACCGAGGCCATCAGCTCCTATATCGATGTGCGTGGCTACTGCTCCGCCAAGCTCGTCCTGATGGCGAAATCCAGCATCACGGCGGCCAAAGTGCTCAATGTCACTGCGGCACTCAAGGACGCCACCGATACCAGCGGCACGGGTGCGGCAGCTTATGGTTCGGGCGTAACCTCGAAGCAGATGGACGCTGGCGCCGTTACGAACAACCTGACCGTGATGGAACTCGATTATGATCTGGCAGGCTGCCGCGGCTTCATCGCCTCGGACATCACGCCCGATCTGACCGCGAGCGGTACGGATACGTCGACCATCAACGTGCTGTTGATCCTGTTCGGCGCGGCCGAGCAGCCGAGCACCGCGCGCGCGAACTGATCGGTTCACATCTGGAAGGGAATGGCCGCCCGGCGCTGTGAGGTGCTGGGCGGCCATCGGCGCTTATGAAGACTATCGAATTTACGGGCGTGGCTCACCACGGTCGACACATCTATCAGGCGTGTGACCGCATCACGGTCGAAGATCACGACGCGCACGACCTGGTCGAAAACCGCAACGCTGCCCGGTACATCACTGAGGCAAACCCCTTGGACAAGCAATCCGGCGGCCCGACCCAGGCGGACCGGGGTGGTGACGTGCGGCGCAAGCCGTTCGGACCCGGCGTGAAGAAGGGATAAGGCAATGGCACTTGTGGACCTCACCACCGTCTGCACCTATCTCGGTGTCGCCCAGGCTGATCTTGATGCGGTGTCGATTGCCAGGCTGCAGATGGCCATTGACGACATCAGCGAAGCGATCTGCGACTACACGCAAAAGCGCTTCGAGCCGACACAGCAGACCGATTATCTCGACGGTGGCATGAAGATGCTCGCCCTGCGCGGGCGGCCGGTTGTATCGGTGCTAGCGCTATACGACACATTCACCGATGGCGCGAACCCACTGGACAGCACTGCCTA